GAGGGGATGGGATAGGTCTTGGTCAGGCCCAGATTTCCGTTGACAATTAGTTGAAGGGAAAAAGAAGTGGCACCGTTACTTATGCCACGAATCGCGTACCTTCGCAACTGCATCTTTAGGTCCGGGGACTGCCCAAACACGTCCGGCAGCCGCACCGACCACTTCACCAAGGCCGCGCTCGCTGTGTTGCTCAGCCAGGCCGGGTCTCCGTTTTGCCACTCCTGAAGCAATCCATCCTGATAGCCGCCTAAGAGAGTGATAGGGTAGGCCGTAACCGGGCGCGCCTGATAGATCGACGCGATCGTGAATGGCAAGTCCACCACCGACCACGCTTTCAAGATCATGTCGAACGAGAAGATGCGGGAGAGCGCCCCATTGCTCACGCCCACCGGAGCGGCCACGCAGTACATTGGGGGATTAGCCGTCAAGTCGGCCCCTGCAACAGGAATCCATGTCGCATCGACCGGAACGATGTCGGCGTCCACGGTGTCGTTTGTGGGGAAAAGGTAGGGGCGAATCGGCTCGCTCAGAATGGTATCGGACACTCCGTCGAAGTTGGCGATCCCCAGATGCACGTAGCGGGAAAGACCGAACCCCGGAACGAACTTGAGCGTCCGCGGCGCAATGCACCCCATGTCGCTTCGGATTCTCTGGATGGCGAAATTTGTCGATCCAAAGACTCCGGCAATCTGATAGCCCGCGTAATTCTTGAATGCGACGAGCGAACCCTCTGGGGGAATTCCTTGCGCGCTGATCGTGAACGTCTCAAGGCCCATGCCTTCGGCGCCATCGTCCTTATCGAGGAAGGCTTGGTTCAAGGGATTCCACGAGAATGGATTGTCCACGTCTGACATTCGCAAGACCGTGGGACCGTCGAGGCCGCTGGCCGAGTTGGTAGGGGACGTGTTCCACACCCACAGAGATCCCGCGTAGACGATTAGATGTCCCGCACCGGGCGGCGCCGGCGCTGAGGATTGAATCGTTCCTTGACAGGTCCAGATGATGGAGCCATCCGGGATTTCTTGACCGACAACCGTGGGCCAGGTTGGTTCGGTCGTCGTGTTACTGACGCCCCCTTGTGTGGCGATGTAGTAGTAGCCGTTGGGAGAGGCGAGCGGCTGAACAATCGAGCCTTCCGCATACGATGTATCCTCGGACCATGAGGGGTAGGCGGGAATGAACGTGTTGACGAGTGGGGTTGTCGTAGCGGTCCAAGTCCCTCCACTTGAAGCCGCCTGTCCAATCGCGGCGATGTTTCGCACTGTGAAAGTTCCGCTTGATGGAACCGATGTCACTACATACGTGCCGTTGTAAAGAGTGTCCGTGATGTTCTGGAGAATGACGTTTGAACCCGGGGGCAAAAATCCTGCGCCCAAAGGATTCGTGTCTTGCAACGTGGCCGATGTTGAAACCGTGACCGTTCCGTAGGCATCGACGGAGACGCCAGTGATCGCTCCAGTGGGTGCGGGGTTGACCGGAGAGCCGCTTGAATCCCAGAAGATTTGAGGGGAGAAACCATTTCCGAGAGCGATTGCCACGCGATTCACAAACTGCCGCATCTGCGGAATCAGGGATACCATGCCGGGAATACCGCCGGATGGTGTTGAATTTTGTTGGCCCGCTCCAATCGGGTTCCCTCCCAGACTCGTTGGAGTCGCCGGAAAATACGCAACGATGTTCGCGGCCGAATATGGGATTGGATAGGACTGTCCACCAGGCATCAGGTACAGAACTGTTTGCCGCGTGGTATCGACCACTGGAGGGCTTGCGCCCACTGAAAGCGAGCCGCCCGTGCCACTGAGATTGCTTCCGAAAATAAAGTTTTGCCGTTGCGCGACCTGAAATCCGTTGACTGCGAAATTGATCGTGTAGGTTCCGTTGATGGTAGTTCCCGTGACCACGACCGATTGCCCGATCCCGATGAGATTTTTCGTCACGGTCGTGAAGAAATATCCCTTATTGAAAGGTCCGACGGTCTCCTTGTACCAGCTCGCAAGGGCGTAAACTCCCCCGAACGCGCTGCCGTTATCTATATAGCTAACCGTTGCGGTGAGTGGATTCGGCTGAGGAACCGGCAATCCGGCACCAACGAGTTGCCTTTCGTTACCCGTTGAAATCCCTCGATATATATTGTACGCATAGGTATTCGGAACGGCGTTCCATGAAAGCATCACGCTGAGATTGCCACCCGAAGGCGTTGCGTTGACCTCGTTTGAAACGATTGTTTCACCGCCCGCGCCATCGAGAGCCGTGACAACGTAGAATTGCTCAACGCCAGTGGGAAGGGCGCCGCCAGCGGCTAACGTAGCCGTGAGATTTGTAGGTGCGCCAAGCGGAGCATCGAGAGCCTCGGCCAGTTCAAGGTAGTACGGCTGCACACCTGTGGGTTCAAACAGGAACGTGGACATGAATCGCCCGCGCCCTGTTTGAATCGCGCCATTGAACCAGTTGAGGACTGCCGAGCCATCACAGTCCGTCAGTGCGCCGCGCTGCGTGAAAATGAGGTTAGAGAGACGTGGAGCGGAACCCTTCGGATCGGAAAACGGATCAGTGGAAGCGTCCAACCCTCGAAGCCACGGACCCAAAACTTGCGGCCTGAGAGCCATCTACGGAAGCACCCATGAGATACCTGTAGATCCCGGAATCACTTCGAGCGAATTGGAATCTCCGAGCTGTCTCTGCCCGACAAAGATGCGGTTCGTCCTCCACCATTGCGTCATTTCCTGTTTGAACTGGCCGTAGAGCGCGGAGTATTCCTGAGTGTTCTGCTCTGCGAGTCGCGCGCGCGCGAGGCCATAGAGCAGCATCATCGAATCCCAACCCACTGGAATGGGGATGGTGAGCGTGGATTGCCCCGGCTGATAGGTCGGGTTGTACATCCTCCATCCGTGGAAGAACAGGTTGAGTTCGAGCACGGGAGCGCCAGAAATGTGTGCTTGAGCCGAACTCCCGCCGAGTCCTCGAATCAGTCCCGGGAAATTGTTGCCGTTCAATCCGGCATAGGCCATGATTTCGTTATCGACCATGACCATGCCGTTCGTGAGCAGGAATCCCCCGGCATTCACAGCCACAAAAGAACTGGCCGTCGCGCTGATATTCCCGTTCAAGGTGGTAGAGGCTCCGGTTCGCGCCGGCTGAGGCCATACCTCGATCGCCATGCGATTATCGAAGATGGAAGTCGCAACGCTCGAAAGAACCGATGCCGTGATCGAATTGCGCCGGAAGAAATTCCCAACCTTGTCACCCGATAGAGGGTAGCCGTCGTACCAGACATCGGAGATTTGCTTCCATTGGCCGGGGACGATATAGGTGGGGTTTCCGGCTTGCGATTGCACACCGCAATAATCGACCAGTCCCCCGCAAATCTGACTCGCCACCTTGAGCGCATCGTCAATCCAGTCGTAGAGCGAAGCGCATGAGAAAGAATCCCCATCCGTGTCTGGGTTGTACGCGCTTGAAAGCACCGGCACGTTTCCCGCACTGGCGGGATTGGCCGCAATGGTGAACGGTGAACTCGAGGACTCGACGAACTGACATTCGGATGCGGAACCCCCGCCCGCCAAAGTCAAATACGCGCGGATCGTCGTGGCCCCTGGGAGCAACTGAGACGTGATCTGGATGCCCTGATTCGCGCCGACCACCAAAGCCGCAGATTCCGCAGTAGGGAGCGTTTCCCCCCACTGATTTCTCTGCGTGACCTTTGAGTAGTACGTGCCAGCAGGAAGCGTGGAGCCCGCCGCGGATACGACGGCAAACATGGCCGTGGGATTCGGGATGGTCCCCGGCAAATCTGTGACGGCCAAGCGAATCTTAGAAATCAAGTCTCCGACCAACATCGCTCATCTCCCAAAACAAAAGAGGCCGAGGCTTACGCCCCGGCCTCGATAGTGTAGCTCAACCGGACAGAATCTATGCGTCGGGGCACAACTCCAAGTCGAGTGTCGCGCCCGGTGAAGTGCCGCCGAGCGTGGTGCCCACGGTGATCGTTGTCGCGCCAGGCCCGGCCGTTGCCGCGCTCAAGTCCACCAGGTAGCGGAACGTCTTGTGGAACACGGCATTCGCTCCCAAGGCATAGGCCACCGCCGGGTTGTAGGCGTCCACCTGTTCGGTCGCTGTGCCATCGGTCGCCGTGATGTCCAAGGCTAC